GGCAGCTCGCCGAGCGAGGACGCGATGCGCGTCACGTTTGACCTCGAGGAGGCCTGATGCGTACCGACGGCGCAGTCTTCGACGTACTGAATACCTCCTCGGTCAAGGAGCCGCGGTTTGTAGTCAAGATCGAGTACCCGGTCGATTCGATCTACATCACCTCGCACAGCGGCATCGCCGACGTGCCGGGGACCGTCCTGCAAGGATCGCTCCAGGAGCCGTCAATCGTCTCGCAGCGATTGAACCCGATCGAGGGTCGAAGCGAGATCGGCTCCGCGTCGTTCTCCGTCGTCGACGTCGGCGCAGACTTTACGACCGAGATCCGCGAGCGGCTGAACGATGACGTCGGCCTCCGTAAGCGCCAGGTCAGGTTCTACCTCGGCTACGCCGGGCTATCCTTTAACGACTTCGTCATGGTCGGGACGCAACAGGTCACGCAGGCGATCTACGACCGCGGGCGCTATTCGATCTCCTGCGCGGATGTTCAGCGCTTTGCAAAACAGGACATCTTCGACCTCGCAGAAACGACCCTCGCGCAGTCTTTAAGCGCAACGGACACAACCGTCTATGTGACATCGACGACGGGCTTCTTGACCGTCTATCACGGCTCGAGCTACTCGGACGCAGCAAACTCGACCGTCGGCTACATCAAGATCCGAGACGAGGTAATACGCTACACCTCCAAGACCTCGACGACCTTCACTGGATGCACTCGTGGCGTCCTGGGAACGATCGCGAGCAAGTACGACGTCGACGCCGCAACACCGGCCGCGCGTCGCGAGAAGGTGACGGAGCACGTCTACCTCGAGCTCCCGGCCGTCAAGCTCGCGTATGCCATCCTGACCGGCACGCTCTACGGCGACTCCGCCTCGCTCCCGTCGACTTGGAGCCTCGGGATCAGCTCGACGCTTGTCCGCCTGGCGGACTTCACCGGCATCGGCTCGGATATGTGGGACGGTGCGAACGGTGGTGTCGTCGTTCGATTTGAGGGGCTAAAGAAAACCGACGGCAAGAAGTTTCTAGAAGAGGAGATCTGTCGCCTCCTCGGCGTGTTCATGCCGGTGTACGCCGACGGCGCTCTGGGACTCAAGCGAGCCTCGCGCGTTCTTTCCGACTCGGCAACCGTCGCAACCCTCGACGAATCAAACTCGATACAGATCGGCGAACTCACGCACGACATGGAGGACGTTCACAACGTCTTCCGCATCTCCTGGAACTGGACCGGCTCTGACTACTCCCGCACGACCTCGCTCATCGACGCGACGTCTGTCGCCATCCACGGACGCGCAGATCCGCTCGATCTCAAATTCAAGGGGCTATACGGTGGGCGCGCGACCGACTCGCTGATCTATCAGATCGTCGACTCCTTGCGCGATCGCTACTCCTCGCCGCCGGAGCGGATGTCTGTCACCGTTGTCCATTCGCTAAACAAGCTTGAAATCGGCGATGTCGTCCGCGTCAAGTATGCAAGCGTCCGCGACTTTGCCGGGACCGGCTCGAGCATCGACCGCGCGTTCGAGATCCAGAATCTTTCCGTCAATCACCGCACCGGCCAGGTGCAGCTCGAGCTCTTCGGCTCGACGTCCGCGGCCTCCGCGCTCTCGCCGACGACGGCGACGACCGCGCTCCCGGACGCCTTCTACACCGCAACCGGAACGGCGCTCTCAAGCGTCGCAACGATTACCGCGGGCGTCATGGCAACCGGCACCTATGCGCTCGCAGGCGGCAGCGACATCACCGCCTCGGGCTCGATCTGGTATCACAACGGCGACCTCACAATCCCGCAAGGTTGCACGTTAAACATTAGTGGCAACGTGCAGCTCCGCGTGAAGGGCTACTTGACGATCAACGGCGCGATCAATGGCGTCGGCACTGGGCTTCCGGGTGTTGTCGACACCGCCAACCTCACGGTCCAGGCCGGAAATCCCGGATTCGTCGGCAATTCGCGCGGGTGGGACGGCATTGCAGGCGGCTCGGATTTTACCGAGGGCAACGCGCGGCTCATCACTGTTTCCGTTCCCGTCACCCAAAGCAAACACGCGAGCTTTCCGTACCTCGAGCTCGCCGTCGACGGGAATTTGCTGAAGGGGCTCCCGACAGATCTGCGCGGCACCGGCGGAGCGCCTGGCGGCAAGATCACCTCGAGCGGCGGCTCATTCTTCCGCGCAAGCGGCGGCTCGGGTGCAAACGGCGGCGCAGGACTGATCACCGTCTCCCGCGGCTTCTCGGTTGGCGCCTCGGCTTCGATCAACCTCTCCGGCAACAGCTCGATCGTCACGACGGTCCGCAAGTTCGGCGATAACAGCTACTTTCCCGGCACCGGCGGGGCAGGGGGGCCAGGAGCATTCCTGTTGCTGCTCGACGGATCAAACGTCTCGCCGCCGGACCTGACAAACCGATTCGTAGCCACTACCGGCGAGGTGCCTACACCTCCGGCTGAAACCTTTCTCGACAATACGAAAGAATTTCATCGCTACAGCGATAACGAAGACCCATGGGCGGGCTATTCCGATCCGGCTGTTATCTCCAGTCGATCACTTGCGGGCTCGGCTCTGCGAATGCAGTACGTTCCGGCACCGGAGACCGCAACCGCCGACCAGGACAGCAAGCCTCCCGCGATCAGCTCGCTCACCGCAAGCGCCCAGGATGGCTTCGCGCTTATCGCCTGGACGCTCCCGAACGATCCCGCGTCCTACGACTCGATCGAGCTTTTCGCCTCGACCGTAAACGATCGCGGCACCTCGACGAAGATCTTCGACGGCCGCGCGTCCGACTTTCAGCACGTCACGAACGACACCTCCGCGCGCTACTACTGGATCAGGACTCGCCGCGCGCGCGTCCGCTCGGACTGGTATCCCGCAACGACGACGAGCTCGGTGTCCGTCGCTGCTAAACCGCCGACCCTGATCGGTTACCTCACGAACGAAGCGGTCACCGTACCGGCAGACTCCGCCGGGACTGTCAGCTCATTCGCGACCGCAGTCGGCGACTTCAAGGTCTTCGTCGGCACGACCGACGTCACGAGCTCCTGCGCGTTCTCGATCCTGGGGCAGACAAACGTCACCGCCTCGATCAACGCCTCGAGCGGCGCTTACTCGGTTACCGCAATGTCCGCCGACACCGGCTCGGTCGCCTTTCGCGCGACTTACGCCGGGAGCTACTCGATCGACAAGGTGTTCTCTGTCACGAAGGCGCGCCAGGGCAACGCGGGCTCGAACGGGACTAACGGCACGAACGGCACGAACGGCACGAACGGGAACAACGGTGTCGACGCGGTAAACATTCAGCTCTCGAAGAGCTCGTTCCAGGTGAACGCTTTCGCCGACGGCACGGTGCCCGACTTCTCGGGCGCTGACGGTACGCTGAAGGTCTACCAGGGGGCGACCGATGTCACCGCCTCGGCAACGCTTTCTGCGAGCGCGGGCGCAGGCGTCACCGGCACGATCAACACGGCGACAAACTCGCCGGTATCCGGCGAGGCGAAGGGCTACTACCGCATCACCGCGCTCTCGGTCGACGTCGGCACTCTCACGCTGTCGGCGGTCTACAACGGTGTCACCTACACCGCGACCTTTTCCGTCTCGAAAAACAAGATCGGCTACGAAATCGTCAGCTCGCTCCCCTCGACGAACCTATTCGCCGGGCGGATGGTATTCCTGACGACGGACTCGAAGCTCTACCGCTACACCGGCTCCGCTTGGACGACGGCGGTCCCTGCGGTCGACATCTCCGGGCAGCTCGCCGACGCACAACTCTCCGCACTTGCAGCGGCCAAGGTTACCGGACAGCTTACCGACGCGCAGATCCAGGCGGTCGCCGCAGCTAAAGTATCAGGGCAGCTCACCGACGCGCAGCTCGCCGCCATCTCGGCCGCGAAGGTCACCGGGCAGATCGTCGGAACGCAGATCACCGACGGCGCGATCAGCACGGCGAAAATTGCGGCCGGAGCCGTTACCGCAAGCCAGATCGCTGCGGACACCATTACCGCGGGCAACATTGCCGCCGGAGCTATCACCGCGTCGGAAATCGCAGCCGGGGCTGTTGTTGCCGGAAAAATTGCGGCGGATGCGGTCACCGCGAACGAGATCGCCGCTAATGCGATTACCGCCGCAAAGATCTCTGCGGGCGCGGTCGAAACGGCCAAGCTCGCCGCCGGAGCGGTGACCGCGGAAAAGATAACCGCCTCGACGATCACGGGCGACAAGATCGCCGCGAACGCGATCACCGCGACCAACATCGCCGCCAATGCCGTCACGGCCGACAAGATCTCTGCGGGCTCGGTTACGGCCGCGAAGATCTCCGTCACCGATCTCTCGAGCATCACCGCGAGCATTGGCACGCTCACCGCAGGCACGATCCGAAACGCCGCCGACAGCTTCCGAGTCGACGTCACGAACGGGCGCACGATCACGACGACCGGCTCGTTTATGAAAGTGACCGGGGCTCCTTTCGGCAGCTCGAGCCAGTTCATCGAATGGTACGGGCCCTATTTCGCAAGCCTCGCGAGCTGCACAGAAGCGAACGCGACCTACTACCTCAAGACCGACGGCTCCGCCTATTTCGGCGGAACGCTCTCGGCGGGAACGCTCACGAACCGCGGCGAGACGAGCGATCTCTCGGCATCCGCGCAGATCACCGTCGGACCCTTCGGCACGAACGGCGACTCGAAGGTCGTCACGGTTTCCTATGCCTATAACGGCAACTGGACGCAGTTCCAGGGCTCCTCGACCGGAAGCGCGAGCGGCTCAATCTCCGCGACGGTCAAGCTCTACCGAAAGATCGGCAGCGGCTCGGAGACCGAAGTCGCGACGCTCAACGTTACCGGGACCTGGTCCTACGAGACCGACAGCGAACCGTATCCGGGCGGCACCTATGCCCGCTTCTGGACGCAGGCGATGAGCGGCTCCGCGACCTATACCGACGCCGACGCAAGCCTCGCCGATCGCACCTATCGCGCCGCGATCACCGCGCGCTCAACTCAATTTGGAACTGGCAACAACAGCCAGAGGGTCGCAATCGTGAGTATTGAGGAATAAGTCGATGTTCGATGCAACAAAGCTCAAGGTCCCGCCGGGTTCGCTCCTGGTCGATATTTCCCTTGTAATCGCGCTCGTCTATTGGGGCGGGCAGATGACCGAGCGCCTCGAAAACATGACAAAGCGCCTCGATAGCGTCGAGCAGATAAAAATCCAACCGGAGGCCGATCGGCGCATCGCGGTCATCGAGTCGCAGCTAGCCAACCAGACGGAGCGTCTCAAGTCGATCGAGGACAAGCTCGATCGAGCTCTCGTTCGTCGCTGATGCTTTTCCTATCGGCCGGACATTACCCGCGCGCGCCTGGCGCGGCCTGGCAGGGCTTTGTCGAGCATACCGAGGCGCAGGCCTGGGTGACGGAGCTCGCGCGGCTAATACCGGGGGCAAGGGTCGTCCCGACCGGCGAGCTCGGCGCGAAGGTCCGTTGGATCAATGCTCAAGCGAGCCTCTCGGATCTTGCGCTTGAGATTCACTTCAACGCCGGACCCGGCAACCGCGGGCAGGGCAGCGAGTCGCTTTATTCGCCAGGCAGCACGACCGGGCTACTGGCCGCGCGGCCGATTCAGGCAATTCTCGCGCAGTTTTTCGCCCCTGATCGAGGGGTGAAGCCTGGCTTCTACCAGGCCGACAAGTCGAAGGGGCCGCTCTACTTCCTCAAGGCGACGCGCTGCACGTCGCTGATCCTCGAGCCGGAGTTCATCTATCACGCCGCGGACATCCGAGCGAAGCGCTCGAGCTGTTGCGCGGCGCTCGCCAACCTACTACGGAGAACCGCACATGACGGAAGAGTTACCGATCTCGTTGCGTAATTGGCTGCGAGGCGCTCTGCGCTCGCGGACGGTATGGATCAACGTCCTGCTCGCTGTCCTGGGTGGCCTCGAGCTCTCCGGCGCTCATCTGACAACGCTATTCGGCTCGGAAGTCGCCGCAGGGATTCTGCTTCTCGGCTCGATTGTGAATCTCGCGCTGCGAGCAATCACGACGAGCCCGCTCCCGCATCGGTGATCCGGTGTCAAGCGGCATCCCGAAAGAGTTTCAACTCCTTGCACACACTATCAAGGTCCGCGTCATCCCGCGCTCGAAGTGGCGCCACGGAAAAAACGTCGTCGGAATGTGGATGCCCGACAAGCTTCGCATCGACCTTATTGCAGATCCGATCGAGACACAGCTCCAGGCAACCTTCTGTCACGAGCTCTGTCACGCACTCCTAGACATGATGAATCACGAGCTGTCGCACGACGAGGTGTTTGTTGACAACCTCGGTGCGCTCCTAATGCAGGCGCTTGTGACGTTTAAAACAGAATGACAACTGCAAAAAAAAACCTAGACTCGGCGGCTGTTCACGCAGCTTGGATTAAACACGGTCGCAACTTGCGACAGACGGCCCTCGCGCTCGGTGTCAACGCCGGGACGATTCGTCTGCACGTCGACCGCATCGAGGGAGCGGAGCAACGTCCGCAAACCGTCGACGAGCAGCTTCGCGCAGCTCGAGCTCACATAAAGGAGCTCGAGGGCAAGATGCTGAATGACGCGGTCGTTCGCGACGAGATCTTTAAGCTCTCGCGCGCCTCGGTCGACCCTCCGTCCTGGATGACCAAACCCTCAAGGGCGGTCTCCGACTTCGCAGGCGTCCCGACGCTGTTCGCGAGCGACTGGCACTTCGGCGAGGTCGTCCGACCGGCCGAGATCGGAGGCGTGAACGAGTACAACGTCGAGATCGCCAAGGATCGAGCGCGCACCTTTATCACGGTCGCGATCGAGCTCCTGCGGAAGCACATCCAGGGCGGCAAGTATCCGGGGTGTGTCTTGATCCTGGGCGGCGATATGCTCTCCGGCGACATTCACGAGGAGCTATCCGAAACGAACGAAATGCCGACGATGCCCGCGCTGATCGAGCTCGTCGGTGTTTTGTCCTGGTGCGTTCGCACCCTGGCGGACGAGTTCGGCGCGGTGTTCGTTCCCTGCGTCACCGGCAACCACGGCCGCACGAGCCGCAAGCCTCGAGCGAAGCGGCGCAACCACACGAACTTCGACTGGCTTTTGTATCAGATGCTCGCGAAGGTCTTCGAGGCCGATCGCCGCGTGACGTTCCTGATTCCGGAAGGGCCCGACGCCTACTACAAGATCTTCGGGACGCGGTATCTCCTTACGCACGGCGACCAGTTCCGCGGCGGCGACGGCATGATCGGTGCGCTCGGTCCGATCTCGCGCGGCGACAAAAAGAAGCGCGCGCGCAACGTCCAGACCGACAAGAGCTTCGACGTGATGCTCCTCGGCCATTGGCATCAATACATTCACATGAATCGCTTCATTGTGAACGGCTCGCTCAAGGGATACGACGAGTATGCCGACGCAGGCAACTTCGACTATGAGCCCGCTCAACAGGCGCTCTGGATCACGCACCCGCAGCACGGAATCACGTTCCGGATGCCGGTCTACGTTCAGCGCGGCACGACCGCGTCAAAGACCGAATGGATCAGCATATCGAGGGCCGCATGAAGGACGCGATTAATCCGAGCCACTACCAGGGCGACATCGAGTGCATCGACGCGCTGCGCGCAGCTCTGACGCCGGAGGAGTTCCGGGGCTACGTTAAGGGCTCCGCGATGGCCTACCTCTGGCGCCTCGGCAAGAAGGACGCGCCGGAGCAGGAGGCCGGGAAGGCGATCTGGTACATCACCTGGCTCACCGGCCGAGACCCGCGCGAATGATCCCTCCCTGGCTCCTGCGATACCTCCCGCACCTGGTCGCCGTCCTGGCGATCCTGGCGCTCCTGGTCGGCTCCTACAGATGGGCCTATGGGAACGGTGTCGAGGCCGAGCGGGTCCGGTGGGAGGCGACAACGGCGGAGGCGGGCGAACGATTCGCCGAGGCGCTCGCCGAACAGCAGCTCGTCCTGACAGGCCTCGAGCGCGACCTGACAGCAGCTCGGCGCCAGGCCAACCGCAAACGAGAGGATCTAGCCAATGCCACGACAACCGACCCGGCGAGCCGCGATTGGGCTCTCGCTCCTATTCCTGACGGGGTGCGCCAGTCGCTCGGTGATCGTCGAAACCTGTCCTCCGATCCCTGACTTCCTGACCGCGGAATGTATCGTCCCGGAGCGATCGCTTAAAACGAACGGAGACCTCGCCAGAGCGTACATAGACGCGACCGAGTGCCTCGGGGAGGCGAACCTCAAGCTCCGCTCTGTGCGCTCCCTGGCGAGCTGTAGGCTAGGCAGCGAGCCTATTCGCAAATAGCGCCGGTCCGCCTTTCACAAGTGGTACTATTTCATAAATCGGGAGCGGGCCCCCGCTACCATTCAGTGAAACACCCGCCGCAGACAGCAGCGGCGAGGTGTTTAGTTGCAATTCAGCAACAAGAATGGACCCCTCCGGGCGACAAATGACGTCCCCCAGAAGCGCGTGAACGGCCGCTCGAGCTCGACCCGCCGGTCCCTGTAAAGCCTCCCGCATATTGGCGACCGCCTTCCGATAGGCGTCCTCCGCGGCTCCCTGGTCGATGTTCGACCTGGCGCCCGCCTTCCGCCAGGAGCTCGCCAGGAGCGACCGACGACGCTCAATGAGCGCGGCGACCGAGGGCGCAATGTCTTCCCGGTCGAGCGCACCCTGGGCGACCTGGGCCTCGAGCCGGGCAATCCGGCGATCGAGCTCCTCGAGCTCCGCCGGGCGCGTCGACTCGGTGCGCTCATCTCGTCGCCATTGCCGGATCATCTGGACGGCCAACTCGACCGCCTCATTCGAGAGGAGCTGTGACGAGATCGGCTCGAGCAGCTTCTCCTCCGCTACGTCCCGCCTCGCGCCGACCGAGTTCGAGCAGGCCGCGTCGCCTCCCTGGTGCCGCGTTCCGCAATAGTACCGACTGCCGTTCGCGCCGGTCGCAACAAGCTTCCCGCCGCATTCCCCGCAGACCAGAATCCCGGAGAGGACGTACTTCGGGCCGCGGCCCCTCGTCCCGCCGTGAAACTTTCTCGGCTGTGCCAGGGCGCGCACCTTCTCCCAGGCCTCGAGCTCGACGATCGCAGGGCCATCCGTGACGATCCATTCCGACTCCGGACGCTCAACGCGCTGACGCTTTCCGCTGTCCGGATCTCGCCTCCAAATCGAGCGATTCCACACGACCCGGCCGATATAGCGATCGTTCGCAAGCATCGAGTGAACGCCGGACACAAGCCACAACCCGTCCGACCGGCGAGTCTTTCGCTCCCAGGTCGAGCCGGGCGACGGCACTCCGCGTCGATTCAAGTCGACGACGATCGCCTTCATCGACTCGCCTCGAGCTGCGCGCTCAAACACCTCGCGCACAATCGCGGCCTCCATTTCGATGATCTCTCCCGCCTTCGAGTATCCGTAACACTTCCCGCCGGTCGCCTTTCCCAGGCGAGCCCTCATATCGAGCGCAGAATGCGTCCGCGATGCAATCTGCGCGCGGAACTCCTCGCTCATAATTCCAGAGAGACCCGCCTGCATCCGAGCCGTCCGGCTGTCCGAGTCGAACCCGTCCAGGACGCCGACGACGCGGATACCTCGGTGACGCAACCTGGTCAGCAACGGCGCAAGATCCTGCGATCTTGACAGCCGGGTCGTGTCGACGACCAGGAGGAGGTCACCTGACTTGAGCTCGGCGAGCGCCCTCTGGACACCGGGCCTGTTCCCGATCGCAGCGCCGGAGATCCCCTCGTCGGTGTATTCCGCGACGACCTTTAGCTCGTGATTTTTCGCGTAGTCGCGGCACCGCCGAAGCTGATCGACGATCGTTGATTCCGTCTGGTGCTCGGTCGAATATCGGGCGTAAATGATGGCGCGCATAACGTCACCTTATGCTGCGGGGCGGTGCTCTATCAACTTCTCGGCGTCCTGGGAGGGCGGCGGCGCGTCCCGGAGCGCCTGGTAGGCGGCTCGGGCGAGCAGCTCAACAAGCTCTCGGAGCGCTGGATTCATGCGGCCTTCTCGACGATCTCGACATAGGCGTCGAGCTTGTCCTCGGCGATCCCGAGCTGTAACGAAAGCAGCTTTTTCTGTAGCTCTCCGGCGGTCCTCTTCAACTCGTCGCGCTCCTCGACAAGGAGCTTCACTCGAGCAGCAAGCGCCTGGGAGAGCTCGCTCGCGTCTGGGATGGCTGAAACGTGACCGACGATCTCGAGGTCGCACATCGCTGAATAAAATACTGACATATAGGTTCCGGCTTGCGCGACGGGGCCGGGCTCCGTAGGGAGGAACGCGCGCATCGTCGATGATTACATTGCGAGCTCGAAGCCCGGCAGGACCGGCTGCGCGACGCGATAGCGCGCGAACTTTTTCCCGTTCCTGGTCTCGGTGACGGTCTCGATGTCGAGGCCTTCGGCGCGAAGATCCGCTACTCGAGCGGCGAGGCGGAAACATCCGAACCTCTCGAGCGCGTCGAGCGGTGTCAGCTCGAGGCCAGACAGCAAAGCGGAGCGGATCTGATCAGTCTGGGAGCGGCTCACGAGAGCACCTCCCGACCACGATCAAGCTCGCGGCGGCGCGCATTGACCTCGGCGAGCGTCTGCTCGATGACCGCGTCGAACTTGCCGAGCGCATAAGCGGCGCGAACGACGTCCGAGACGAGCTGCCGAGAGCTCGCAACGTCGGCCACCTTCACCAGGTTCTCGAGAGCTTCGGTGCTCATGCTGCAACCTCCTCGGGCTCAACGACAATCGCCTCGAGCTCCGCCTTCCTGGCATCCTTCGCGGCATTCAGCGCGGCCTCCTGTTCGCGATCCTTCGACTTCCTGGCGAGCACGACCGAATCGCGGAACCGCGTCTTCAGCGCCTCGAGATCCGGCGCCTCCCGAACCAGGGCGACGGGATCGGCGAGCTGCGGCTCCGCAGCGACGACCGTCGCGCTCGAGCTCGCAATCGTCATGTCCTGGATCTCTTCGGAGGTGTAGACGCCAACCGCGACCCCTGGGAACACGGCGCGGACGCCTTCGGAGATCACTCGCGCGCGGAGCATCTGCCGCGGGTACTGACGCCAGGTCGGGTTCTTCGTGAGCCCGGCGCGTTCGGCCATCTGGAACGTCCATCGGATCTCGACGACGCCTCCGGCCGGGTGCGACACCTTCGCGGCGACCGCCTGGTCGGTGTACTCGGTCCATTCGATCTTCCCGCAGTTCGCTTGAAAACGAGCGAGCAGGGCGTCGCTCTTCAGCGAGGGCCGTCCCTGGATGATGTGGTAGTCGCGCGCGGCGATCGCCGGGTGCAGACCTTCCGCCTGGGCAATCAGCATCAAACTCATCGCCTGGTCGGGCGTCCGCATTCCAAAGAGGCCGGACTTCGCAATCGCGGTCGCCATCTTCTCGATGTCCGTCACGCTGACGGCTTGGATCGCTGTACTCATGCTGCTTTCTCCCTTAATTGACGCTCGAGGTCGTCGACCTCGGCGAGAAACTGTCGAACCTCCGAGTCGAGGTTCGCGATAAAGATGTCGTCGCGCTCGACGCGCTGAACGTAGAGCGCGAGCTCTTTCGGCATCCGCGGATCGAACGACACGAAGTCGCAATAGGCGCGGCCGGTGATCCAGAGCTGACCTTGCACCTGGGCGATGTGGTCGCCGGGCATCCCGTACAACCAGGTCTCGATGTGGGTAGTGCTTGAGGGACACTTAATCTCGATCAGGCCTTCGTCGCCGACGAAACCGTCGGGCGAGGCGCCGGTCATCAGCGACGGGTGACGCATGAACCCGGTCTCGAGCACCTCGACGCTTCGCTTGAATTCGTACTCGATGCGCGCGCCGGGCTCCTGGTCGATTCCCCATTGCATCCCGGCCGTCGTGAAGTGCGGAGTCGGCTGACCGCTCAAGCGCTCGGTCACGAGCTCGATCGCGTAGTCGATGCGAGCCTGGGCGGGCTTGCCGGACTTCAGCTTCGAGATCACGGCGCGAAACTTCGACGCGGTCGCGCATCCAAGACGCGCGGCGAACCATTCAGCGGATCGCTGTTCCATCATGCGGCCTCCTGCATAGCGGGCTTTCGGTGGATGAGAAGAATCCCGGAGCGGGCGTTCGAGATTACGAACCCGGCAGGCGTGAGCGCCTGGAGCAGCTCGCCGATCGTGATGTCGCGATCGAGCTCGAGGACGATGCGATCGGGAAGGCTGTCGCGCTCGATAGCTCGGGCAAACTCGAACCATGCGCGATGATCTCGAGGGTCGACTTTTTCGATGGTCACAGCGGGACGTTCCATCCGGCACGACGGACAACCGTGCGGGGATTGGGATCTGGCAGACGCTCGCGGCTGCGGCGATTACGTCGGCGGAGCGCGATCAGATCGAGGACGTACTCGAAGACCGCGGCAAGAATGGCAAGTACGCCGAAAGCGGTAAAAACCGCCGAAACGAGCAGAATTCCGTCTATTGCGGTGTCCATGAAACCTCCCGAATGACTCGCCGCGGGATGCGGCTTCGGAAGGAGTATTACCGACAGGTACTAATTAAGTCAACAGCCGGAGGTACTGAAATACCAAAAGGTTATTGCAGCGGGCGCCTGCCCGGACTAGATCTGTTCGGAATTCTTGTAGACGACGCGACCAATAATCTCGACGCCGTCGCCGCAGCGCTTGTCGCCGTAGCGGCGCTTGTCTGGGTTATCGGATGCCAGGAACCATTCCCCGGCGTCGCGTCGGAGACGCTTGATCACCAACTCGCCTTCGTAATTCACGGCGCACACTTCGCCGTCGGCTAACTGGGTATCGGCGCGATTCACGACGATCGTGTCGCCGTCATAAAGACCGGGCTCCATCGAAGCGCCCTGGACCTTCAGCGCGACGAGCTGATCAGGTCGGAATCCGCGCTTCTCGAACCATTCACGCCGGAAGAACAAGGGCGGCGCGTCGTCCGCGTGGCATTCGACCGCCCAACCAATCACCCCGGCCGACAGCTTCATCCGTACGCGACGTACAGCAACAAAACCATCGGGAGCATCCGCCTCGCTAGGCCCGCTATCGAGTGGGCGATCTAACCAACCGGCTGAAAGGCCTACCGCAGCCTCGATCTGACGCGCAAGGCGCTCGCCGAACCCTTTGCGGCCGAGGAGGGTGCTCGAGAGCTGACTTTGGGACTTTTGGATGAGCTGTGCAAAACGAGACACATTGCCGCCGTACTCATCCTCGATAAGCCGCCGCAGTCGCTCGCGCCTGATGTCTTGAGTGTCCACGACTGACAGTGTGACAGATTGAATAGCAAAAATGCACCTAATGGTGAATTACCGTGTGGTATTGCACATATGCTCCATTTTGGTACTATCTCCGCGATATGACACTGAAAGAGTTCCTTCAAACCATGTCCCTCCGTCAGCGCGACCGTTTCGCAGAGCGCTGCGGCACGACGGGCGGTCATCTGCGGAACGTCAGCTACGGCTACAAACAGGCGGCGGAATCCCTCGCAATCAACATCGAGCGGGAGAGCAACGGGATCGTCACGGTCGAGGAGCTGCGGCCGGACGTCGACTGGAGCGTGATCCGCGACTCCAGGGGGAGACGACGTACCAACCCAGCGGGGGAGGCGGCGTGAACTTCTACAAGCATTACATCGGCGACTTCCAACGCGACACGGGGCACCTGTCGCTCACCGAGCGCGGGGCGTACCGATCGCTCCTCGATCACCACTACGCGACCGAGAGGCCTCTGCCGACCGACATGACGCAGCTCTGCCGGATCGTCGGGGCGGTCTCGAAGGCCGACCGCGATGCGGTCAAGCGCGTCCTCGGGGAGTTCTGGCAGCTCGAGGGGGAGGGGTGGACGAACGCGAGGGCGCTCCTCGAGATCGCGAAGGCAGACGAGCAGCGTGACACGAACCGGCGCATCGCCGAGGAACGAGAGGCCAGACGAAAGGCGGCACGAGCCGGGGACGACAGCAGCACGAACCGTAGCACGAGTCGTGCGACGAATCGTCTAACGAACGCCTCACCTATCCAGACTCCAGACTCCAGACTCCAGACTATATCTCCAACCCTAACTGATACCTCATGCGTAATCTCTTCGCTCGAGGTAGCCAAACTCGCGCGCGCGGAAGGCGACGAGCGCCGGGAATTTGAGGCGCTGAAGGCGATCTACCCGCCACACGCGGGCCGCACGGACTGGATCAGCGCAGAGCACCACATCCGCAGGCACCTCGAGCAGGGCGCGACCTGGGAGGACATCCGCGCAGGCGTCGAGCGATACGCCGGACACGTCCAGGCGACTAACCGCATGGTCCTCAACCCGGCGAGGTTCTTCGGCGATCGCGATCGTCCCTGGTCGCAGCCCTGGCCGATCCCGCCGTCGAAGGCGCAAAAGACCCAGGACAGCAACGTCGCCGCCGCCCAGGCGTGGCTCGAGAAGGCCAATGCAGCCGGGTGATCGCGCTGAAATGGCGCGCATCCTGGTCTCGCTCGCCGAGATCAAACCCGGCGGAAAACTCACGGCCGAAGCGCTCGAGCTTTGGTACTCGGCGATGAGCGCCTGGTCGATCGAGGAGTTTCGCGCCGCGGCGCAGTACCTGATGCTTCACGAGGAGTATTTCCCGAACCCCTGGCACTTCCAACAGCTGAGGCGCGCGCAGCGCATGACGCCGGGCGAGGCCTGGGCGATCGCGCTACAGCACGTTCGCTCGGGCTCGTATCACACCGGGCCTGCGATCCCGGAGGTCGAGCGCACCGTCCAGGCGCTCGGCGGATGGAAGGTGATCGCCTGGTCGAGCGTCGACGCGCTCCCGTTCACTGAGAAGCGATTCGCCTCGCACTACGACCAACTCGCCGACGTCGCCGAGACGCGCCAGGAACTCCCGCAGCTCGCGCACGACAACCCGGTCCGCGGATTGATCGGGGGCATCGGCAAGTGAGGATCGCCGACGCGATGAACGAGGCCTGGATGGCGCAACGCCTCGGGCTCCCGCTCGACTGGGATGCGGGCGTCACGACAGCAGAGCAGCGGCGCGAAAAGATCCGAGCGGCGATAGTCGCTCAACAGCGGGTGCTCTCGATCGCAGGCAAGCGCGCCGGACAACCCGCAGAAACCTGGAAGGCGCTCTTCGAGCGCGTATACCGCATCCCGTTACAACCGAAAGAGGATTGACAATGCCCCAGTACGACAACACCAACAGCGGCCTGCTCGCGAAAAACAAGCGCAAGGAGAAGGACACGCACCCCGACTACTCGGGCTCGATCAACATCGAGGGCGTCGAATACTGGCTCTCCGGATGGCTGAAGACCGGCAAGGAAAGCTCGAAGCTCGCAGGCGAGAAGTTCTTCTCGCTCTCGGTGAAACCGAAGGATCAGCAGCGCGCTGCGGCACCGGCACCGGCACCGGCTTCCGTCCCGGCTGACGACTTCAACGACGACATCCCGTTCTGAACGGCTTATGACGCAGGACCGCTTGAGGCCGTTCTCCGCGATCAAGACCGTCGTCATCCCGATCGCTCGGGTGCGCGTCGTGCAGCAGCTCGACCGCGTGAGCCGCGTGAACAACGGATGGGACGTCCAGTATCTCCCCGTCGGGAAATTGCGGTGGTGGTGGAACTGGCGCACCTACAGGCGCGAGCGCGCCGAGCAGACCGCGCGCGACCTGGCGAATGTTCTCATCGCGGAAGGTCACGTCGCGCTCACCGCATTCGAGACTAACGAGGTGCAGCGATGAAAGCCTGGGAACTGATTGTTTCGATCGCGCAAGTGTCGCTAATCATGGTAGTCACTGGCGCACTGCTTGGCATCGGGATCGGCGCGTTCGCAGCCGCCGCGATGTCGGTCTACCGGGTCTTCACTTGAGCACGGCGACGTCGTGGCCGGGCCTGTTCGGTCAGATTCCGAAGTGATCCATCTGGAGTTCACACTTCCCTGGCCTCCGTCGGTGAACCATTACTGGCGGAACTTTCGAGGCCGGATGGTGATCGGCGCTCGAGGCCGCGCGTATCGCAAGGCGGCGATCGAGGCGATCGGCGAGCAGGAGGTTCCGGTCGAGGGGATCGGTGGACTGCTGAAGGTCGAGCTCCTGGCGCATCCGCCGGATCGACGTAGGCGTGATCTCGACAACCTACAGAAGGCGCTCCTCGATGCGGTCGTTGCGGCCGGTGTGATCGAGGACGACAGCAACATCGACGATCTGCGCGTAGTGCGCGGTCCGGTCTTCCCAGGCGGGAAGGTCCAGGTCGTCATCCGACCGTACACCTCGGAGACTAACTTCACGACACGCAGGGGATCTGAACCGTGAGCACCGCGACTGCCGACGCCTACGAGAGAAAACCCAGAAACGCGACCGACGTGACCGCGTTCGTCGATTGGCGAATGTATCAATGGGCGAGGTTCGCTCGAGATCGACTCGGCGCGCTTGGCTACCCGCGCGAGTCAATCAGCACGAAGCTCCTGCGCGAGATCGTGCTCGGGATCAATTCGCCGGGCGGGTACGCGCCGGATGAAAACTGGCCGAATGGCGTGGAGGTGGTGGAGCGATGCGTGACCAATCTCTGCCGTGACCGGCGGACCTGGGCGCAGCTCGTCGAGGTCACCTACCTCACGCCGAGGGACGAACCTAACGAAGTACGAGCTCGGCGCCTGCGGATGAGCCCGGCTCAATACCAGACGCTCCTGCGTCGCTTCCGGACGGCAATGTACGGCGCGCTTTCCGTCGCGGACGCTTGGTCAGCGAAAAACGCTTGATGTGTACATTTGCATGACGAAACTATCGAAACCTGGACTGTGGTCAAGGGAAGAGCAGCGCGATCGTTTGTACGGTCGCAAGTGGCGAGAGGCGCGCCGGGCATACCTGGCAGCGCACCCGCTCTGCGTATTCTGCGAGCAGCTCGGCAGGGTGACGGCGGCATCGGTCGTCGATCACGTCACCCCTCATCGCGGCGACGAAACGCTTTTCTGGGCGGCGACCAACTGGCAACCGCTCTGCGAGCCGTGTCACAACGGCGCGAAGGCCGAGCTCGAGCAGACCGGAACCCTGCGGGGATGCGACACCTCGGGCGCCCCCCTCGACCCCTCCCACCCCTGGAATTTTCAGCGGTGAGGGAGGGGAGGGTCGAATCTCTACGGCTCGAGGCTCGGACACCGAGCGCGTGCCTGTTTCGTGCTAATCGGCAAGGATTCCTGAAATGCTACAGCGAGGCCGGAAGAGCGCCGAGGGGCTCTCGGTGGTACGGGTCGCACCCCATGAGAGGGTCGCACCTCCTGATCGCCTGGGAGACGACGAGAGCGCGATCTGGCGCGAGATTGTCGCCTCGAAGCCTGCGGACTGGTTCGGTCCCGACAACCTTCCGCTCCTCGAGCACTACTGCACGATGGCCGCGGAATCCCGGCGCGTCTCGCGCAAGCTGCGCGAGGTAGGCCCGGAATGCCTCGACGACTACGACCGCCTGATCAACCTCCAGACGAAGATCGGCGGACAACTCGCAAGCCTGGCGACGAAAATGCGACTGACGCAGCAGAGCCGGTACGGCGCCCGCGCGGCAGCAACCGCAAGCGATCGCGCGGCTCCGAAGAAACCCTGGGAGTTCGGAACCTAACCAGGGGCGACCGGAACATCGCCTGGATCGAGGCGACCTGTCGGGTACCGGAAGGCGCCCTGGTCGGTCAGCCGGTCAAGCTGCGCGAATGGCAACGGTCGATTATTCGCGGAATCTACGACTCCCCGACGCGACGAGCGATCGTCACGTTCGGACGCAAGAATGGCAAGACGTCGCTCTCGGCGTTCCTGCTACTCCTGCAACTCTGCGGACCGGAAGCTCGAGCGAACTCGCAGCTCTTCTCGGCAGCGCAGAGTCGAGACCAGGCGGCAATCCTCTTCGCGCTCGCCGCGAAGATTGTCCGGATGTCTCCGGATCTGAACGCGGTCGTCGCGGTTAGAGACACAGCGAAGCAGCTCTACTGCCAGGAACTCGGGACTCTGTACCGGGCGCTCTCGGCGGAGGCCTCGACCGCCTACGGTCTCTCTCCGGTCTTCACGGTTCACGACGAGCTCGGCCAGGTGAAGGGGCCGCGGAGCGAACTCTACGAGGCGCTCGAGACCGCGAGCGGCGCCCAGGCGGAGCCGCTCTCGATTGTGATCTCGACGCAGGCGCCGACCGACGCGGACCTTCTGTCGGTACTGATCGACGACGCGAAAACCGGCGCCGATCCGAAGACGAAACTTTTCATGTTCTCGGCGGACGAGTCGATGGACCCGTTCTCCGACGAAGCGATGAGGGCGGCAAATCCCGCCTTCGGCGACTTCCTAAACCCGACGGAGGTTCGGGAGCAGGCCGCAGCGGCGAAGCGAATGCCGTCGCGCGAGAGCAGCTACCGGAACCTGGTGTTGAACCAACGAGTCGACCAGACCTCGCCGTTCGTGCCTCGAGCGATCTGGCTACGGAACGGTGCCGATCCTGTTGAGGCCGCGTTCTACGAGAACCCGGTCTATATCGGGCTCGACCTTTCGGCGCGGAACGATCTAACGGCGATGGTTGCTGTCGCTCGAGACACCTCGGGCGCCTGGCACATCCGGCCGACCTTCTTTGCGCCAAGCCTGGGACTGACGGACCGGGCCTCGAGGGACCGGGCTCCGTATGACGTCTGGAGAGATCGCGGACACTTGGTCGCGACGCCGGGCGCGTCGGTCGACTACGCAGTCGTCGCCGAGCAGCTCTGTCAGCTTTGCGACGATTGGGATGTCGCCGCGATCGCTTTCGATCGGTGGCGGATGGATGTGTTCAAAACCGAGCTGTCGCGGCTCGGTCGCGAGCTCCCCCTGGTGGAGTTCGGCCAAGGCTACCGCGACATGGCTCCGGCGCTCGACGCGCTCGAGGGCGAGCTGATGGCGGAACGTATCCATCACGGCGGGCATCCGGTCCTGACCTGGTGCGCTGCTAACGCGGTCGCAACTCGGGACGCCGCCGGAAATAGAAAACTGGACAAAGCAAAAGCGACCGGCCGCATCGACGGCATGGTCGCGCTCGCGATGGCGATCGGCGCCTGCGCGAAGGCCGCACCGAAGCTCGACGGACCGAGTGTCTACGAAGAGCGCGGCATCTTGACCATTTAACGAGGTTTCTGTGTCCTTTATAGATCGAATCATGCGACGTAAGAGCGTAGGGCAGACCGCGCTCGACCGTTTGATCATGCGCCTCGAGGGCACCAATTCCGCCTCGGGTGTTCACGTCAACGAAAAAACCGCGATGCGAGTCGCTGCGGTCTACGCTTGCGTTCGCGTGATCGCCGAGACGATCGGCTCAATGCCGTTGAATATGTACCGGCGCCGCACCGATGGCGGTCGCGAGCGCGCTCCCGAGCATCCCCTTCAGATCCTTTTGCACGATCGACCGAACTCCTGGCAGACCTCGCAGGAGTTCCGCGAAATGTTGACCGAACACGCGCTCCTCCGCGGGGCCGGGTTCGCGTATATCAACTGGCGCTCGCGCGCCTCAAACATCGTAGACGAGCTGATTCCGATTCACCCGGATCGCATTTCTATCAAGCAGCTCCCGGATATGCAGCTCGTCTACGAGCTTACCCGTGAACAAGGCGATCGCATTACCCTGCGCGCCGACGAGGTGTATACGCTCCGATATCGAACGAGCGACGGAGTGCAGCCTGTCGGCGTGATTGAATCCGGGCGCGACTCGATCGGCGTCGCCTACGCGACCCAGGAGTACGCGGGCCGTTTCTACCGGAACGACGCTACGCCTGGCGTCGTCTTGAAGCATCCGCAGAAGCTTTCTGCCGAGGCTGCGGGGCGACTGAAGGACACCTGGAACTCGGCCTACGCCGGAAGCGGAAACGCTCGCCGGACCGCGCTCCTCGAGGAGGGGATGTCGATCGAGCGGCTCTCGCTCTCGAACGACGACTCGCAGTTCCTCCAGACCCGTGAGTTTCAACGGTCGGAGATTGCGGGCCTGTTCCGTGTTCCGCCGCACCTGATCGGCGATCTCTCGCGCGCGACGTTCTCGAACATCGAGCACCAGTCGCTCGACTTCCTCGGGCATTGCATTGGTCCCTGGATGACGCGATGGGAGCAGTCGATCTCGCGCGATTTGATCACGGCGCCGAACACCTACTTCTCGAAGCTCTCACCCGAAGCGCTCCTCCGCGGCGATTTGAAGTCGCGATACGACTCTTACGCGGTCGGTCGGAATTGGGGATGGCTCTCGGTCAACGACGTCCGCCGACTCGAGGATCTCAATCCGATCGACGCGGGGGACGTGTATCTGCAACCGCTCAACATGACCGCGGCAGGAATGCCGCCGAATTCAGACGTCGCGCCGACCGGCGCGGCATGAGGACACGCAATGGAAACTAAACGATTTAACGTCGCCGCCGAGATCAAGGCGGTCGATGACTCCGGAGTGATCGAGGGCTACGGCTCCGTCTTCGGCAACCTCGACAGCTACAGCGACATCGTCGCGCCTGGCGCGTTCGCGAAGTCGCTCGAGGAGGCGAAGGCCTCCGGCCGGATGCCAGCGATGCTCTGGCAGCACAACCCCGACGAGCCGATCGGTGTCTGGACCGAAATGCGCGAGGACGATCGCGGGCTCTTCGTGAAGGGCAAGCTCGCCGATACGCAGCGCGGCAACGAGGCGCGCGAGCTGATCAAGCTCGGCGCTCTGACCGGGCTCTCGATCGGATACACGACTCGGTCATACCAGGTCGACCGCGAGCAGGACTCGCGAATCCTGACCGATGTTCAGCTCTGGGAAGTTTCTCCGGTGACATTCCCGGCAAATTCCGAGGCCCGGATTACGGGCGTCAAGGCGGGCGACATCAGCTCCCCGAAAGATTTCGAGAGGTTCCTGCGTGACGCCGGATTCTCTCGCAAAGAGGCCAAGCAAATAACCGCGCATGGCTTTGGTGACTCGGATCTGCGTGACGCAGAGACCGAAGACACAGCAGAAAACGACCTCGCCGATCACATCAAGCGAACGGTCGAGGAGCTCACATCAAAGTGAGCAAAACCATTCAATCATTTTTTAATCGAGGAAAATCAAATGTCTATTGAAGTCAAGGGCGCCGTCGATGCGCTCGCCAAGGTGGTCACCGACGAGCGCTCCGCTCGTGAGGTGTTCGAGAAGCGTTCGGATAGCGAGCGCCGCGAGTTCGAGGCCAAGGCCGACGCAGAGTTCGCCAAGGTTCAGAAGTCGCTCGAGGAAGTGAACGTCAAGCTCGGCCGCATCACGGTCGCGGGCGCTGGCGAGGGCAAGAAGGACGACGAGCACAAGTCAGCCTTCGTGAACTACATCCGCAACCCGCGCGACCAGAAGTCGATCGCGGCTCTCCAGGATGCCGAGCGCAAGGCCGTCTACACGACCGGCAGCGGCGGCTCGGCGGCGGGCGGCTACGCTGTCCCCGAGGAGCTGTCTCGCTCGATCATCACGCAGCTCACCAACATCTCGCCGATGCGTCAGGTGGCGAACGTGGTGACCGCGTCGAGCCCGGACTACAAGATCCTGGTCGACGTGCTCGGCACCGGCACCGCCTGGGCGGGTGAGAACGGCACGCGCTCGGAGAGCAACACGCCGAGCCTCGGCGAAGTGGCTCCGACGTTCGGCACGCTCTACGCCTACCCGAAGGCCTCGGAAGAGTCGCTCAACGACATCTTCTTCGATGTCCAGGGCTGGCTGACGAACTCGGTGTCGGTAGCTTTCGCCGCCGCCGAAGGCGTCGCCTTCACGACGGGCAACGGCACCAACAAGCCGACCGGCATCATGGCCGCGACGAAGAGCACCTCGGACGACGCCTCCCTGGCGTTCGGCTCGGTGCAGTACGTCGCGACCGGCGCTGCGGCTGGCTTCCCGGCGCTGTCGCTGACCTCGCCTGTGGCCTACCCGGCTGACAAGCTCGTCGACCTCGTCCACAAGCTGAAGGCGGGCTACCGCGCGAATGCTCGCTGGATGATGAACAAGGCGACCCTGGCGGTCGTTCGCAAGTTCAAGGACTCGGAAGCGAACTACCTCTGGCAACCGGGCATCGCCGCCGGGATGCCGTCAAGCCTCCTCGGCTACGCTGTGGTCGAGAACGAGGACATGGCGGACATCGGCGCGAACGCCTTCCCGATCGCCTTCGGTGACTTCCGCGCGGCCTACACGATCGTCGACCTCGTCGGCCTCCGTGTGACGCTCGACGAAGTGACGACTCCGGGACAGGTGAAGTGGATCTTCCGCAAGCGCGTCGGCGGCAAGCTCGCCGACAACCAGGCGGTCAAGGTCATCAAGTGCGCGACGACTTGATCTGACTGACGACAGGAGAGCGGGGCGGGAGGGCAACCTCCCGCTCCGTATCTTTCAATGAAAGCAATCTGCAAGATTCCCTTCCGCGGTGTCCCCGACGGGGCGCACCAGGTCCGATCGTTCAACGTCGGCGACGAGCTCGAGGGCGAGCTCGCCGAGGTGGCGGTCATCAATGGATGGGCAGCTCGAGACGGAGCGCCCGGTCCGCAAGAACACCAGGCGCTCGGCGGTGCGCCGGAACCCTTTCGCGAGACTGCGGGGCCGTCCCTGCGTCGTCGTCGCGAGCGGGCCTAGTCTTACCGCAGACGACGTCGACTACTGCCGCAATCGCGCGGCGGTCATCGTCGTCAACGACAACTACAAGCTCGCACCCTGGGCCGACGTGCTCTATGCCGCGGACCCCGAATGGTGGGATCTCCACCAGGGCGCGGCGAGCTTCAACGGTTTACGAGTAACGCAGGACGCCGGAGCCGCTAGACGGTGGCGCCTGCATTACATCGAGAGCGTCGACCGGCAGGGCTTCTCGCTCGAGCCTGGTCGAATACATCGCGGCGACAACTCGGGCTTCCAGGCGGTAAATATCGCCGTCCTCTCGAGCTGCTCGCCGATCGTGCTGCTCGGCTTCGATATGAAGATGGGGGCAAAGAGACATTGGTTCGGGGATCATCCGGGCGCGCTGAACAAGGCGTCGCCGTACAACCTCTTCGCGTCGGCCTTCAACGAGGCCTCGCAGCGACACCCGGATCTGTCGATTCTGAACGCGACGCGCGACACGGCGCTCGAGTGTTACCCAAGAGTCGAGCTGCGCGCGGTGATCTGACGGTCGCCTGCGTCCTTCGCTCCGGCGGGGACTACGGGATCGACTACGTCGAGCGCCTTCGCGATGGTGTCACGAAGCACCTCTCGCTTCCGCACCGATTCGTGTGTCTTTCTGACGTGCCGGTGCCGTGCGATCGCGTGCCAATCCTGCGGTCCTGGGCGGGATGGTGGTCGAAGCTCGAGCTCTTCGAGTGGTTTACCGGGCCGACGCTGTACTTCGACCTTGACACGGTGATCGTCGGGTCGGTCGACGATATCGCGGGCTACCCGCACGAATTCTCGATGCTCTCCGACTTTGGTCGGCCGTCGAGATGCGCGTCGGGCGTGATGGCCTGGTGCGGCGACTTTTCACACATTGCGCTCGAGTTCAGCGAGGAGCGCGTGACGGATTACCTGGAGCCGACCCGATGGGGCGACCAGGCATGGATCTCGGAGACGGTCGGCTTCGAGCCGGAGCGCCTCCAGGAGTTATTCCCGAGACAGATCGTCTCGCGAAAGTTTGGCGCTCGGTGGCCTGGCGAAGAGCGCGTCGTTTGTTTTCACG